CTAGTTATTGGCATTCTTAGTGATGCTGATTATCTAGAGCAGTTGTTCCTCTTTGAGGGACAGATTTATTATGGGCTACCTCTTGGTGAAAAGAGGCTAGTGAGTAAATTCAAAGTCGTGGAATATAGGGGATGTGACATCTCTTATGTTGACTTTGAAGGAACGTATGATGAGTGTTTGCAGCACGTTAATCGTGTTGCAGAAGAATGTAGCGGTATGTTCGTTAGTCGTGAAGACGACTGCGAGTTCACTTACAAAATAGAACCAGTAGAGTAGCATCTACTGGTTTTATTTATTTTTACCCAATTCATCCACTTGACCACATACATAGTTTTAACTTAATATTAAGATATATGAAACTAATTATCAAACGTGGTAAGGAAGTGATTGCCACAGGTAGTGTAGACTACCAAGACATCAAAGCTGCACAGAAAGCAGCCAAAGAAGTGATTACGCGACCCAAGTACAAGGGTTGCTATGTTCAAATTGATAAGCAGGTGTAATACTTGCTTATCCTTTGATTCAACTCAACCACTTGAACACATTTATAGATTATTAACTTTAATTATATATAATTATGAGAAGACTGTTTAACCTTTTTAAAGGTATATTTCAGTTGATGCTGTTATTGACATTTATGTCAATGCTTACAGCATGTATTGCAACCCTGTTTTGGGTATTTAGAGGACTAGACGGAGCGATAGTAATAGAAATATTATGTTGGGCTGGTAGTTTCTTCATAACTGGCCTGTTCTTCGCTGGTTTGGCGTATATGACTTACCGTGATGATGAGCCTGAAGATATGTAAAATTAACCCATTTCATCGGTATTTTTACTGATGTTATGGGTTATTAATTAATATTATTTAACGTTAAATAACAATTATTATGGTAGAATTAGGTGTTTTATTATGTGAATCATTCGATGAAGAGAATGTACCTGTTAATGGAGTTAATGTAGCAGTAGCAGGGGCCAATTGTGTATCTGATATTATGGGTAGTATTGAAGATATTACCAAGATGGCACAAAAGGCATCTCACGAGTTGAATAAGCCATGTTTCTGTGGTGTAACAATAACAGTGAGAGATGAGGAGTTTATAGCAGGTTGTAAAGAAGGTAGTTCAATGGAATTATCTGAGAAAAGTATAACAGACTGCATAAGTTTCATCTTAGCTAAGGTTTTTGATGAGATGGTAGTACTTGAAAATGATCCTGTAGATGATCTATTGAAGAAACTGGGTATTACTAGGATGGATGATACTAACAATGGTTGCTTTGGTAATTAGAATGAATGGGGTGAAATTCCCCATTCCATCGAAGTTTTTAGTACACAGAACATATAAATATACATAGTGTATAGTATATAGTTTTGTAAATATAAATTACTATTAATAGTAAAAGTAAAAACATACAATTCAACCCCATCTACACAATGATGCAATGAAAATAAAAACATTGTTTATAGCTCATTGTGCATAGTTGTGAGTTGATAGTATAAAGATTGCTGTCAACTTTATGGTGTATAGTTTATGGTGCTTAGTACGTAGTGTATAGTACGTGGCGTATATAAAGCAAACCATAACAAATCATCCACAACTACACAATAATGCTATATTAAAAAAGGTTTTTTCATATTAACCTTATAATATGAGGAATGCTATTAAAGTTAGAATAGTAGCGCATAATTATAGTAACATATAATTAAGGTTCTAGCATGGGATAACCACCATATCCAACATCTTTATAGATAGTTGCAAATGTTTATAAAGCTCTGGACAAACATTAAAAATTATTAACAAAAAGACATCACGTAGCGTAGACTTGTTATAAGCACTAGTGGACTTGTCAGTACGTTTTTGGGATGTTTTTGGTCACAGGTATATAGGTTATTATATACGTGTGATTTTTAATTATTATTTTCTTACTGACAAAACGTTTGAGAGGCAGTACAATTATCATGGTCAACTCTGTTAAGAGACGATTGATAATAAAGTACTATATGCGTGGTTAACGTCCACTGACTCAACACAACTAGAGTAAGTTTTAAGAGAGATTGTTTGAGTAGACGATGGTCTTAAAAGAGGACTATCCTAGTTCCCTCATTTATAGCAATCTCTCTTTATTTTAACATTAATTTAACATTTAATATATAGCGCTAACTTATTTATTAACAATTTAATTTTAAAGACCATGGCAATGTTTAAACTGGAGAACATCCAAATCAAAACAGTAGAAGCAGGCAAACAAAATGCTGGCAATCAGTACATTGTAGCAGATGCTACAAACGTGAATTGTTATTGGGAACAGTCACAGAGGTTTACCTCTTTTCTTCCCAACATCGTTAATATCCTAAAGCCATTACTACCAATTGCAAACGGTGGTACAGCAGCAGAGGCTAAACCGATTCCTGAATCACTGGAGTATATCTTCGGTAGATTTGAGACCTATTACCCAGCTACAGATTTCTACAAACGTCACCTTACTGATGACCCAACAGGACGTTGGAAAGCGGGTGATTATGTGAAATCAAGTAACGGGACACCTTTAGTATATCCAAAAGAAACTGGTATCGTTGTATTCGTTCAGTATTACACTGATGAACAAGGTAAAGAGCAAATGGTACGAGGTATGTCACTTGCGGAACAGGGAATGCGTGCCTTTCAGGCTTACTGCGAACCTGTGGCAATTGCTCCAGCAGCAACGGAGCCTTTACAGACACCAGCCATCACACCTCAAGCACCTCAAGCACAACAAGCGGCAGCAACAGCTCAAACAGCTCAGGCAGCGGCAGGTACGATTGTGCAAATCGGTACTAACGCAGACGGCTCGCCTATCTACGGCCCCGCTCCAGCAGTACCAGCTTAAGAGGTAGCAGAGTCACTCAGCAGAAATGTTGAGTGGCTTCTGTTTGTTTACTATTACGTCTAATGATCAATTAAATAGGCAAATTATGTTAGAATTAATATCCAACGGTTTCGCATCATTAGAAACTGCAAAAAAATTAGAAGAGAAAGGATATAATACTCCCATTGACTTTGTTATTAGAAGAATTAACTTTCACTGTGAGTCCACAGATCCAGAAGTAAGAAAAGATCCAGCAAATTGGGTTGAATGTGAAGTTATTGTTCGTTATGATCCAACTATTAAAAGCTTTGAACAAAAGCTAGATAATGGTGCTATAAAAAAGCAAGAAGTCATTCCTTTGGTAAAATCATATCTAGCCCAAAAATGGTTTAGAGATGAACATAAGTTGCATGTAACAATATATTCATGTTCGCAAGAATCTTGGATGTATCGAATCACGAAACAAGGCCAGAAGTTGGAAGAAGGTATATATGCTGAAGATTTTCCATCTTATGAAGAAGCTTTAGATGATGCTTTACAGAAAATGTGTGAATTAATTTAAATTGAAATGAAACCAATAAATAAACTAACTGTTGATTTACTTACAGAAAAGTATGTAAATAATAGCACTCTAGAATCTAAATTCAAAGAATTATTTGATAGAATTGCTGTAGTTCATGGAGACATGTTTGCAGAATCTATGATTATGGAGTTAGAGTGTGGTACTAAAGATATTGTGACAGATACCGAAGAGGTTTCAGTTTCAGACTGTGTTGATATTCTAAGTTTACCAAAACTTTTATTAGTTGGCGTAAAACCAAAATGGGATGATTTCTTTAACGATGATTCAGAAGGTCGAAAAAAACTAATATTAACAAAGATTACAAAAGATTTTGGTAATATTATTAATTCTAATGTATTGGTAAAGGATATACGGAATCATATCAATGTTCTTTGGGTTACTTTAAAATACAATATATGTAGTATTAAAGATATAAAAGCAAATGAACAATGTTTGGATTTAATGTATCCGTTTAAACAAGAGTTGATAAAAAAGTCTGTATCCGGTAAAATAAGTGTTAAAGAATTTGATAATATTTGTTCGAAGTTTGAAAAAAAATACGAGCAAATGATCGAATCTATAGAGGATTTAGGGTTTTGTACGCATGTTAAAAAATAAAACATCATGGAAAATCGGCTATCAAAGAAACAAATAAGGTATAAGATGCCTTATAGGTTAATTATGTTTTTAAAGAAACATAAAGCTCTGGGTAGATACATTAACATTATATACGAAACAAGAAGTTATTACAGACAAAGTAATCAAATTGCTATGGTTAAATACATATCAATGTCAATTTATATTGCATTGGATTTGTGTAATGACTCTGATCAAGAATTCTGGTTGAATATATATTGTAGTGACGAATTTAAAAACTTCATCAAAGAAGAAAAACAAAAACAAAAACAAAAACGTTGTGGATTATTACTACCATTGTGGTAATTATAATATTGATTTGAGTGAAATCAAATAAATATACGATAACCGCTAGCTCATGCGGTATATAAGACAGGTAGCCGTCCTTTTTAAGTTGGGTCGTGAATATAACTTAATACCAAAAACTAATAACTTCACAAGTCATTGAGTGCACCAGTTTCTTATTAATCGTAATCTACTATTGTAGGCGTACGGTATATAGTAAGTTTTAGGTGTAAAATGCAAAATTGATTAATTAATTAAAAATACATATCAAATGGAAATTATTGAATTAGTTTTATTTGTTGTGACTGTTGTCACAATAGGGTTTGTTATATTAACTGTAATCTCTAAATGGGATGCAAATGCAACAAAGAAAAGAGTTATTTCTTGTAACCTTAATGCTCAAGACAAATTATATTTTGTTGAAAAAGCAATAATGAAGATTAAAGAAGTACCAGCAATGCATATTGCAACTGCATTGAGCAGTGCAATTGAAGAAGAATACGAGGAATTATATGTAAGACCTATGTATTTAACTCAAGCATTTCCTACAATATTGGAGCTTGTTAAAGGGCATCCAGTATATGTTGAAGAATATAAGAATAACAATCCTAGATTCACTGATGTTATGTGGTTCCCATCTGATGATACTACTTCAAAAATAGAAGTTTTGAAAGAGTATCGAAAATGGTTACTAGAGCAAATACACATGGAAAGTTTTCCATTAAACTAAATTCATTTATTATTTATTTAATTATCAAAATTATGAAAAAGGATCTATTTTCATTAGCAAGTGGCATTAAATTGTCACCAACTTCCAAAGCAGCAAAATTAATAGCTTCAGGCTCGAAAGATGAAAAGGCTTTAGCAAAAGCTTTACTCACCACCAAAGCCTATAAGGAAGATATTGAAATTGCAACTGCTGTGGATATTGTTCTAACTGGTGTGATTGCCAAAGAACAACAAGAAAGCAAGAAGGAAGACAAGAAATCAACATCTTCCCGTGACGGTGAACCATGTCGCCGTGGATATTAAAAAGTAAGTTTTAACAAAAGAGTATATTATTTAATTATAGTATACTCTTTTTAAAAACATTATTATGTGGAAAGATGACTTACTCGCTGCGATGATGACATCACCGACAGCTCTTACTTTGTTTAAAGCAAAACAGAGTAACAAACGTCATTGTGATCAAGTGATAAATTCACTATGGTCATATAAAACTGAAAAAATTGTTAATCCTGATGTACGTTGGAGAAAACCAAAAACAAAAAGTATAGAGAGATTAATAACGGAATTTTCTTCTATTAATGTAAATATGTTATTAGAAGCGGGTAAACAAAAAAAACCTATAAAATTAAATGCATCAATCCAAGGTGAAATGTTCTTTAACTTGCATAGTTATGAAGAAAATGAATTATTTAAATTGATGAATAAAATGAAAACACTTAAACGTGAAGTTTTAAATCGATATAAATTATTTAGTTTTGAACGTTGGGGACGCAATGTAGATAATATTTATTTACCGCATTCTGTTAGCTATTTTGAAGGATTATTGAATACACTGTTTTTTAGGGATATATATATCGTAATACCAATGTTCGACAATATAAAAGATGCTAAACTTTGGTTAAAGTGTAAAAATAAGTTTATTGCACAATTAAAAGAATTTGTACAATTACTTAACAAAGCATATAATAGGAAAATTACATCAATGCGTAAAAACTACATCAACGTTGGTATTGAAATTGAATATGATGGAACTAAAACTCCAGATAATATTCAACATAGAATACTAGAAAATGGTTGTATATCATTTGATTCAGGATATGATGGAGATCATGCAGGGCGTTTACGTGAAAATCGTATACGATTGAACGGTATTGCTGGTTTCAAAGGATTGTATATTCTTTTAGAATATATGAAAGAAAATGACAAACTAGCGAAAAATTCATCAGTACATATGCATATAGACTGTGGTGTATTAAACGAAGCTGATACCAAATTCCATAACAAGAATAATAGAAAACCTCGTACGATGGATATATATAACAATGCAACAAAATTAACTATAGATAACTTTAAACTATTGTGTGATATCTTTGAAATTGATCTAGGTATCAATACACAATATTTTGGATTTTTCGTAGATAATATGCGTTGGAATGATCGTTTTAACACCGTTGAGTTTCGTTTTTGTATGGTTAGTTTAAATTATACTGATTACATATATCAGATGTTGATACTTATACATATAATTAATTGTGCAAGATACCAATTGCCAATTGATACCAAATATTTAAAGAAATTAAAAGAAATAAAGGATAAGATTTGAAAAAATAATCTTTCCATTAACTTCCAACCTATTGGTAAAGGTGGGGAAGTGCTAATCCGAAAAAAATCTGAAGTATTACCAATATTTTGGATATTTTAAAATATGAAATGAGTAAGCTATGATATTCTTTATGAAAATTATTGTCCCAAGAAATCATATTTTAGAATAAGGATAATCGTAAGAACACTGTTTGATCGACAGTGTGAAATACTCGCTTGTTATGTAGCCGCATTAGCAACAAAACATAACTGGAATAATATGAAACATGTAGCTAGTGTGAAGTATTATTGTAATTTATTATTTATCTAATAGTTTAATCCACATTGTGTTTGTAAAACAATGGTTACGGGTATCAAAATTTGATACAGGGAAAACATAATAATCATGATGCTTGATTGTTATATAATGGTTCGAATCCATTTTAGATAACAAAAATTTTGTGGTATGAAAAAATTCTTGTCCGGGATTATAATTGGTATACTCTTATTGGGTATACCAATTGTTGTTCATAACAACACTCCCAAAAATTACATTGAACTTAAACATAATTATAAAAATTGTGTTGTAATTAGGAAGGGTGAACTCTTTAATCAGGAGTTCTTAATAGTAGAAAACCCAATAACTAAATCAAAGAATCGTGTTTACGTGAAAGCTCACGTATTCTTCAATATTAATATTGGAGACACGATTAAATAGTAATTAATTATCAAAATTTAAATTTATGCAAAAAGGAAAAAAAGTATTTGCGGTATTAGGTCTTATCTTTTTAGTAGGACTTATCTTGGTTACATTTCTGAAAAGAGATGAAATTAACAAATGGTTTACCAAAACCGAAACAAAAGAAGTAATTATCACAGTGAAATCACCAACGATCGAAAGTGAGTTGGCGAAACGTGATTCAGTTAGAACTGAGAGATATGCTGACAGTGTTTACTGTAGTATATCAGACAATCTGCTACGAGCGGTACTGATGAAAATTGGTACAGATTCTGTAACGCCGATTAAGGTTTCAAATGAAATTCTCAGTAATATTGAATACTACAAAGGTGTTGAGTATGGTGCTCGAGTCGGTCATGATATACTGACGAAAGACCCACCATTAATTAAAGACACTGTAACAGTTCATATAAAAGACACCAAATAAAAGCCATATTTTATGAACGACTCGCTATATCGGTTCGTGAGAATAGATATAGTCTTCAGAAGATGACAAACCTGTGGGGCGTATATAATAACAATAATTGCTAGCAAATGATTTCGAATCGAACGTTGTTATTATTGATCGTGCGGACGTAAAAATCAGGTAGTCTTATAAGTATAATTTGACAGTTATACTGCAAAGACTTAAAACTTTGCGATTGTCATTTTAATTGAGTAATTAATGTATTTTTTATTTAAAAGATATGTTAGTGTAGGCTTATTTATTATTAACAAATGTTGAAAAGTGTAATTCGTATTAACTTAGTAAACAAGATGGTTAAGCGTAACATTTTCTTTTTACTATCAATATAGGCATTTATATTGATTATTAAATTATCCCAGAATGCCCTGGGCGTCATCATTTCACTAAAATATTTTAAAAATGTAAAAACATGAAAAATTTTATCAAGAAATTAAAATTGATTTGGTTTATTTTATTTAAACTAAAACCAAACAAAGTGTTTGATTGGAACTTGCCATTCTGGTGTGCAATTCTCAAAAAAGAATCGCCATCAGAGAGTGATAAAAACAGAATCACATGTGTCCTAGAAGGACATAAATGGGATCATGAGTTTGATCCTGCAAAAGCAGAAAGTAAAACGATTAAAGAACGTACTTACTGCAAAATATGTGGAGTTAAATATCACAAACCTAATTATAAGAAATAAGGTGACTATGGCAAAAGGTAAACCTTGGAGAGATGAGAAAGAAATGGCTCAAGCTCCATACAAAAAGAAACTAAAACATAAAAAACTTGAACCCTATAATAGGAAGGAAGGTAAATATGGGAAGGTTTCTAGCTAAGCAAAAACTCATTGCAACCCGTAAGCGTAAAGAACTTAACGATTGCCCGAGTAACTGTAACAAAAAACATTGTGACGTTTGTCAGTTCGCTGATAATACCACACGTGTTCCTAAGATAAACTTTCAAGCACCCTCGCCAGAGTGTTATGGAAGAGATTTGTAAATAATTAAAACTTTACAAAATGGTGGTCAATCCCAAATCTAGTGATATTTAAAAACCCAGAACCCTAACGTAGCGATACGCTGGCTATTCAACGGCAATGTCTCTTATGAGATAATTAGACGAAGGAAAGGGGGTAGTGCAAAATAAGATACACAAATATGCACAAATATCACTTTTAATTAAACTTTATGAAAGGTTACATCGAAATAAGTATAAGAGAACATATCCAAGATGAGGATATTGTTAAAACGATCGAATTTGATCAGATAGCTACTTGTGAACATATAAGAGATTTAGTTAAATCTTTTCATGAAAACAATGAAGACTTATCTGAAGTACCTTATTTCATGCAGTCATTATCAATATTTATAAACAGTGAATCAACATCAATAGAAATAGCAACTAAAAAATTGTTAAAAAAATTGAACAAAGATACATTGTATTACGAAATTCGTACTATATTGACTAAGATATGTAATGAAATGAATTTAATGTTATCGAAATTAAGACCAAGTGCTACAAAATATAATCTAGCGGAATTCATGAATTTAGTTAAAACTAAAGATGTATTGTCTGTAGAAACAGCACTAAAAATAATTGCATTCAGCAAAGTAGTTGGTAGAAGTAGGTCAAATGTGGTAGTATTACGTTTATTTGGTGGTGGTAGAATTGCCATTAAGAAAACTAATTTAACTGCATATTTCCTTAAAGGAAATGATAAAGGTATATACTATTTATCAGTTAATACTGGGATAATACGTGTGTTTAGAGCACAGAAATCTTATGATTCTGTACTAAAAGTTTTATTTTTATAAATTAAAATCATATCAAAATGACAAACAAAAGCGAACGTGTAAGCAAACTCTATACGAGAAGGATTACACATTTGGAAAGAAGAATCAATATTATTAATATGGTTCTACCTAGTTTAAAAGGAAAACTCCTTAAAACTAACGAAAGGCAGCTACAGAGATTAAATAATAAGTTATTGGAATCTCAATTAGCTATAGCATAAAGAAATTGACTGCTAGGTCTATTAATCAGTAGTAAGACGAGGTTTCGATACCTCATGCTCCACAAGTAACATTAAAAAACGGGGCATATAGGCATTTGATTGCTACATTGTGAAATAGAATAGGTCAATAAAGCCATAACTGGCAAAATGTTAATCAATGATTACACTAGGCTGAGTGCCTAAAAGTAATCTCGGGGTCTGGACTATCACCCTAGTAAAATAAAGTGTCCTTGATAGATAGCTCAGGGGTAGAGCGTAATGTAAAAGTTAAGGTCGCCGGTTCGAGTCCGGCTCTATCCCAATTGATCAAATGTACTAAAAAAGGAGTTCGAATCTCCAGTAGCCCATAATTAACAAATTTGAGCTACTCAATAGGTAAACGGATGCCCATTTGATCATATTTTATTTAATTTTATAAAGTTAGTTAATAATATCAAAATTTTTAATTTTAATCTATGTAAAAATGATTAATCAAACTACAATTGTTGAGATTCTACCGCAAAGATGGGTGGATTCTCTAAGAAAAGAAAAAAAATTAACGGCATTCTGTAATTATATGTACAGAGACTCGATTCCAAGTAATTGGAAAGGTCGTGGTGGAAATGGGAATCAAGCGAAAGAACGCACTAAAAAAGTGTTAAATCGATTATCTCATCTTGTGACTAACTGTTCATTAACAAAATGTTTCAATATTGAGAATACCAAAGAAGGTAGTCAGTACTGGAAGGATCTTGAAAACAACCTATAATTATGCAAATAGTACGATGGGTAAAATTTGATAACGGTGAAAAAGATCGCCTTATCGAGCTAGTAAAAACAGCGAAAGCTGAAGCAAAATCTAAAATGGAATTTGCAGCATTAGTGAGAGATACATTTGAAATAAGTTTAACCGATGCCGGAATTGTGGCAGATAACTTTTACAAAAATGATTAAAATACTACCAGGTAACTTATTGATTACCAACAAAGAAACTAATGAAATGTATCTTTGTAAAGTAGTCGGTACTCCGCCATTATTGGATATAATTGTTGGAATTAACATTTCAACATTTTATAAAAATGGAGATGTTGTTAAGATTGGACCAAAAAGTCCAATAATAACTGAAATTAAAGCTAACCCATATGGGTATACTTTTGAAGATGGATTTGGTATAATAACTATTAAAGATGAAATAGAAGAAATGCTAAATGCGTCTAAAGTAATTAATATCCATGACAAAGATATTATGAATTATAGAAATATGATTTTAGAACACGGCAAAGATGCTGATACTAAATTCAAATTTTCTTTAATGAAAAATGGGCATACAGCAGTAGAAGCTGCAAGTATTCTAAAACAAGTAAAATATGCAATCAAGGGTGTATGATTTACGGTATTTCGGAAAAACGAACCGTAAAATAATAGTAGGAAACCAAGTCGTTGAAACAAAAAACAATGGATATGTTACAAAGCTAAACTCTTATGATTCGGAACAAATGTCAATAGACATAAGATTTTCTATAATGAATATGTTTATTAAAGAAGATCGACATAAATTTAACTTTACAGGAGTTGAGTTTATTAAACTTAATCATAGGAAAGTAAAAAATATGGCTTGTACATATATTGGAAATACTCCATATAATATACCATACAAGACGTGTGATTGTGAACTTGATTACAATGCATATCTTCCATTATGGAGATATAACGGGAAATGTAATCTAGCTATGTTTGACCAAAAAGTAAAAGACATAGTTAGAAGATACACTAAATTAATGAAAAGTTTTAATTATGGAAACACTGATAGCAGGAAACTTATGACCGACGACATAAGTATGCGAGTAATCGTAACGATGATTTTTAGTATTTCTATATTGACAAACGAAGAACAAATAATGTGGTCAAATTGGCTTCGTGAATTGTACGAAGTTCGTAGAAAAGCAGAGCTTAAAGCTTATGCTGAGTTTTGTTTGCCATTTTAGTTTGCTCCGATATACAGTTATTGGTTTAACTGTATATCACATAAAATTAAGACCTATGATAGATAAAGCAGAAATCAACAAATTAGTTGAGGAAGTTAAAATCAATCGGTCTGAAAAAGCATTTTCTAAAATATACCATCATTTTTATAAAACAATATGGTTGACGATATATAATATTGTAAAAAATAAAGATATTGCCGACGATTTAATTTCTATTACATTTACAAAAGTCTATCAAAAAATAGAATCTTTTGTAGATAATATATCTTTTGAAATGTGGATAAAAACAATAGCAATTAACACTTCTATTGACTACATTAGAAAGATGAAAAATGAGAAATTAAACAACTATATTGACGATGAGGAAAGTACAATTCAATTGAATGAACTATCTGCATCACCAGAAGATGAGAATATAGCTAAAGAAAATGTTGAAATAATCATGAAAGCCTTACCTAAACTAAGGAAACGCTATCGTGATTTGATCCAAGCCCGAATTGACGGGAAATCTTATAAACAGATTTCATACGAACTCGACATACCTGAGAGTACACTAAAAAGTACTTTAAGTAAAGCCAGAGTAAGATTAAAAGAAATCATAAATCAATTAACATAATTTTTTCAAACTCAAATTTTCAAACCTATGATGAATTTTATTCTTTTATTAGTAGGTATTTTGTTTATCTTTTTGGTATGCAAATACTACTACAAAAGTTCGAAACAGTTCAACAAGCTAATGGCCATCTTGTTGTTCGGTATCATCGTTGGTGCTGGTATTAGTTTAGCTAAGGACAAGATAGCTAAATGGAATAATACCAAGGAAAATGTTGAAGTTAAAAAAGCTAACCAGACTACTCAAAGTGGAATTACATCTTTTGTAGAGAATGTAATTACCAACTATGACTTTGAGAGTAATATTATGGTTAGTTGTGACAATAACTTCAACTATTTTTTAATAGCACCGGTACTAATTGGTAACCTAGTTACCGAATACATTAATGATTCTTGACGTAAGTCATGAATACAGTAAATAATTATAATTAACATTTTGTTCAAATATTTAAAAATTTTATCAAAAAATGGCAAAGAAAAATAACAACAAAAAAGCAACAGGTGACAAATCAGTAAAAAAAGTTGAATCACCAGTAGAAAAAACGGTAGAAACAAAAGCTCCTGAAGTGAAAACTCCAGAAGAAAAGAAACCAGTAGAAGTGGCAGCAGCAACCCCAAAAATCATACCAGCTCCTAAAAAGGATGAAATCACATTAGATGTGGTTACAGCCAAGATGGTTGGTAAAGACGGAGCACGGCTAAGTCCTGATGCTCGTGTTCAATTAGCGGCATTAACCGATAGTAGATTGCAAAGGGGATTAATTCCTGAAAATCTTGCAGATTCACTCAATTACATGGTAAACATGTCAATTTGTTTCGAATCGATTAGGGCATATGCTCAAATCAACGCCGAAGGAAAAGAAATGGGCTTATTGATGCAAAACGATACCGCTAAAAAATATGCTGAAGAATTATTCAGTATGTTCGGGATATCTACAAAGTTGCTACCCTCTGGTACAGATGGGCAAACTAAGATTAAATTTGATGAAGTTCCTGAAGAAATTGAGGTAACTGCAAAAAAGGAAGTCAAGTTAGCGCAGCAAACTGTTATCCCTGATATTTCAGCAGATATGACAGAGGAAGAAAAGTTGGCAAATATTACCGCAGCCTTGGCAAGAAAAAATACCAAAGCTGATGGAATGCAGGCAATGGCAGTCAATTTTATTGAAGGCCTAAATCGAGTGAAGAAGGCATACAAAATCTCTGACACAAAAGAGGCAATGAAATGTATGTTGCAAAAATTCACAATATTCGAGCCTGATCCGAAGAAGGGCGGTAACACACTAGTAAAGAGCAAATCAAGTTTGCTATTGAGTTGTTACATGTCAATGATTTCGGGCTCATTTATCGCTAATAATGAGTTGTTTACGATTTTCACAACACTTCGGAAGAATCATTTTCCTGAAAATGTGCTTTCCGATGAAGAATTATCTTACATGATCACGTTGTTTGTGTCAAGAAGTTCTGAAGTTGAGTCTCAAGAAAACAACAGAACGTTCTCATCTTCATTTTATGGTAGGTTATATGACATTCATATTGCAAAACATGATGTGTTTATAGAAAAGATAGCAGAAATCTTTGCTAAACCGAATGAAAAATTGAACAAAGCTGTGGATATTCATCTTGATGAAACATTCAAGGTAGATATTCAACCATTGAAGTTAAAAACTACCCTAGCTGCAAACTTAGGTATTGATTTAACCGGTGGTGATGCAGTTGAAGCGTTAATTACGAAAATGAAATCGATTGCAACAGCGTTTAAATACCCTGTTGAACGATTTTACGTAGAAGATACTCCAGTTGAAGCTACCGAAACTTCTGTAGAAGAAATTAAAACTGAGGAAACTCAGAAAGAAGAACCTGCAAAAGAAGAGCCGGCAAATGAAACGAAGTAATCTAATCATAACACTAATTGTACTCTTTATTGGGAGTACGATTGGTGGACTTTTTGATTTCACACCAACTGAAACAGCAGTTGCTAGTGAAACACAAATTGTCCCACGTTTTATCGATGTTCCACGTCAAAACGATGTGAAGATTGATGTTAACGTGACAGCTGAGAATATTAACGATGGCAAACCTGTCATCAAGTACGTAACCGTGACTGTTGAAAAACCAACGTATGTTGTAGATACGAGGTTTGGAAATAAGTTATTAAATAGATTTGCTAAACTTGAAGAAGCACCCAAAAATTCAATTCTTCAATTAGCAAATATTGGTGAAGATAAAACCAATCCGGTACTAGAATGATTATAATCGGAATATAAATGCTATAAATAATCAAAGGTTTATTATATACCTGATCAGTTATAATAGATTATAAAGCAATACAGGATAGGAAAGATTATCAACGATAATGTAATTACTATGATAACTTAATGTAGTATTTATTGTTTTTTACTGAAAAAGCATTAAGAAAATGGGAGAGTGAGAGTTGGCCCATGTTATGAGTATCAATGAGAACCGTTTGGCGATTAGCTTATAATGAATTTCACGTAAGTCCGGAACCACCGGCTAAAAAACTCAAGGGGTATCGTTTACCTCTATAGAATTCGCTTCTTAATCATAAGATGAATCAAAAAGGAATTCAACACGAGTGGCCCAAAACTACAGACCGTGAAGCGTCTTCCAGGGAGTGTCCAAAGCCCCCATTATGCGATAAAAAGTATATAAAAACAACAACTTAGTGTTCAAAGTAGTAGCCAGCTGGGCTAGTTTAGACAGTGTTTCGCAGTTTAAATACTCTACTTTTATGAAGGAGTTTCATTAAAAATTAGTAGCACCATTAAATATTAAAAAAGACATGGCTGAGTAGCTATGACCCATATAGTATTACGTTGTATGTAAGCTATATGACAGGTTAACTGGATTAGGTGACAAACCTATGCGTAATGATACGAACGTTAGAGTTAGTATCTGAGAAGTAAATTACGTGTCAAATACTTGTTTAATATTTTAGATTTGCAACAATCAGTGTATCGTATATGTCAGTGTGAGATATAAGATGCATGGTGAACTTGTAATTAATTTTTAATAAAGTCGTCCATTTGTTGATTTATACGACTATAAAGGTAATATTAACCTATGAATAATCAACCTCTGCGATCTGAGTACGCATTATTACTGGATATTGGTATATCATATATTGTTGTAATATGATATAAACAGCGCAAAAGCATAAAAAGCAGTTCTCCAAACTCATTCAAATGGAAACAAGGTTCCCGAAACATCCTGAATCGGATCGAAATTAAAGCCAAGCACGTAGTATATATAACAGATTATCTACTCCAAGATAAAGTAAGTATATATATGATTGCAATAGAGGTAGCTTGCTGACTGAGAATCAGAAGAACGTAAAACCTCTGTGGGACGCTGAAGCAACCAGCTAAAACAAAGCAAATAAATGCAAGGAAGTCACCCGCTAGGATAAATATATCCACACGATCGATATACTGATGCGGCCTTGGAGTAATGTGACATTATAGTATTGCAACCCATTGAACCTTTTTACGTAAATATGCGCAACATATTTGTCGAAAAAGATCGCTGATTCCCCTCATTAGGGATGATTGGTGGAAATCCAAAAATACATTCAATTTAATCACATTTAGGACCTCGAAAGTGCTCGATAAAGCATTATAATTGTGGGTGTCATGAAAGATTGACAGCAATTATATAAGGATTTTGGTAACGTTTTATTAAACGACCGTTGAAGTAAAATTCACCGATAATTTCATATAGTTTAGCTTTACACGATACGTGTTTTTCGGATGGGCTTAGTATATCCTACCATTGGATTCCCCTATATATTGCTTAACGTGATATATGGTATGAAAAGTGATAACTAAAAATAACGGAAGTTAGGTATTATTTATATCAATGTGCGATACGTTATAAAATAAATCTCGAACATGAAGCAAAATAGTATAAGGATAAATAAGTGAAGTACTGCTGACTCATTCGTCTAATGAGTAAAGTGTCCGAAAGGGAGCATGCAGAGTAGTGTAAAACACTACGTTCTAGTAAGTTGTTTTGATTTGGCTATAATATATATTTTTCAAATGTATTTCAGAAAATTTACAGAAATATATCAAAAGAATTTGAATTGCAACACTGTTATCCCTTGAATGGGTACATCGTAATATAATTCGTTTTCAAAGTTTTCTTAAAGCGAGCGACAATGGCGTCGTGAATTAATTACCAGTGGATACAAAATACAGTGTTTGCACCTCTTTTTAGTGTTAATTAAATTAGTTATAATCGCGACTCCATCAGGAGTTGAATCAAAAAGGATTTATATGAGTAAAGAAAATAATTTCAAAGGCCTTGACCCCAGTATGCAGAGCAAATTCAATGCTAAGCGTGCTGAATTTAAAGCCTACAGTAGCCTCGCAGGTGAAACCCTGTGTGTAGTTAGGGTTGGTAATATCGACCTCAAGCATAACGATAAGGTTCGTGAAGGTAAATACTTCATGTTGAAGAATGCTGCAAAGCAAGTGTATCTCGAAGTCATTGACTTGTTTGCTGTTTCGCCAGTTGAGAATCCTCTCACTAACGAATTACAGGTAATGTTTAATAATGATCCGAAGTTGACATTTAAATTGTCCACCTCTCCGGAAATTCAGAAACCTACTCGTGAGGCTCTGAATGAAGCAATCAACTTAGCAAAAGCTGAAGATGTTGATCGTCCCTATTTCTTTAATGACAGAAAGTCATTAGTAGAACTAATCGTTGCTATTAATAAAGAAACTTCTACCGAGCTTGAAAAGCTTGCTGAAGATTTGTTGAACCAATCTCGTGCTCTTACCGATCTGAACAGTCTTATGATTGCACAGACTACCGAGTATTACAAGAACTTGGGATAATTTTAATTAAACTATGCAAATTAGTTTGATTAGTGATTCTAGAAAAAAACTATTAATACATTTGTTAGAAGATCCGTCTTATAACAAGGATATACTAATGGATGGTGATTTACCGAAAACAATTGTAGTACAAGACGATGGGTCAGTACTAATAGGTAGAACACCAAAGAATTGGTGGAATAGTTTGTTTCCAGAAGATAAACGTGTCATAGAATTCGCTATGGTTGCGTTTCGTATTGCTGCAAATTTGAACAAAATTGCCAAACCTGGTAAAATTGGTGCAAATTTAAAAAGATATCTTGCTCAAAATATCATTGAGAAGGCTATCGATAGTAGACAATATGACTTAGTTGTAGACATGTTACTTCAAGCAGCAATGTTTGGTGTGACAGAAGGTACTTTTAAATCTAACTACATTACCGATGAGGATGTAGAAGAAGCTTCACGCCGGCAGGCTTCAAACAAAAATGCGGGTAAACGTAATAATGGAGATACAATTCCGGTTCACGTTGTTTTGGACAATGGTTGCGGAAGTTTCCCAATTGGTTCGTTATTTATTGAACCAGAAGATTAATCAAAACTGACGATGGGTCATAAGGTTTAGAAAAATCAACATATTTTAAATATAAGTATTTAATAAAATAAGATTATCTACGGATGGATGGAAATAATCAGAAAATAAAAAATTATTTATATATAAAATATTCTTACAATATGAAAGTATGAGATGATGGGTCTCTTACTTTATTTTATGCCCCTTATGTGTAGCCGTAACTGACTATAAATAATTGAAAGCCATGAGGAAAAGTGGCTGCCATTTCGATGTGGACTGGGGCACGAATGGTTAGGTTCGTTTTTACCAATTAAAAAAATCAAATATATGGGAAAAATCAAACCAATGACAATAATATCTGGCAGAGATGGTTTATCTTTGTCTATCACAAAATACTGGAATATCATAAAATCAGAAAACTTGATTGACAAGCGTCAAAAAAGAAACTATGATTTGAAAGAAGTTTATAAAAAGATATGTGAAATGGCTGAACAAAGAGTTATTTTCAAGTTGAAACAACAATGTTTTAACATGGGTATGCATATTAAGGACTTACCAGCAGATGCGAATATTATTAATGTATTTAAATTGACAGAACTCAACGAAAGAAAAGTTCAGTTAATGAAGATTCGCACTTTAGACCCAAAACTAAAAGCGAAAAAAGGAAAAAGAAACTTGACAAAGACAGAAGTATTTACTTCCGATTTGATTAAGAAAGAAATCCAGAATATTGACTTGGCTATCAATGAGATAAAACTCAAGATGGATGAATTCAATAACAGAGAGCTAGAGGACGCAACACCTTTGGCGATTGCTGCTTAAGAGACTAACTTATTGGGCTGATCTCATAGTCAGCCTTATTTTATTAATTATCAAAATTAAAAAGTTATGAATAAAGAAAAAAGAGAAAGAAGAAACAATATATATCAAGCAAATGTTAAAAAACGTGGTGAAGTTACTAATAAACTTACCATTAACAAAGCAATACCATCAAAACAGCCTAGAACTTTATTCTGGACTGAAGCTGGATTATCTGCAAAAAATGCAAATAAGGCAAATAAAATTGCAATAAAAGTGATATATATGGATCGGAATGGTATTGAACATACGAGATATGGATCAAGACATCCGAAATTAAACGATCTCAAGTTTGTTAAAAAAGAAGTTAAAGTTGAGACAAATGAAGAAATGAAAGCTAAATTTGCCGTTAAGAAGGCAGAGAAAGCTGTTGCTTTTGAAAACAGAGAATATAAATCTTTGATAAAAGAGTCAATTTCTACAGTTGTACGTAGAGATAGACAACGTGCCTTTAATGAGCAACATGAAGAGCAAATCAAATGTATCATTGATGATATCAGAGAACAAAAAACTTATAGCAAAAATAAAAACAATTTTGCTGTAATTGTAAGTATGAATAATTCAAAAGGTTTACCTTATGATTTTTCAACAACTTATAGTGCTCATAATCTTGAAAGAACTAGATTGATCGCAAAGAATTTGCATGAAAAAATGATGTCTACAACAGAAGACTATTACGGTATACGTATAATACCTATTGCTGAATATAATAAACCAGCAAATGGAATGTATGGAATGCCAGTATTCACTTTATTAAACAATTCACAAAATGAACAACGAGCAGCGGCATAAACCTGATATCATAGATATCATACAAATAAAGACTAAAGCAGAACAAAAAATCTGCATAAATGGTCAAGTTACTCTTGGTAAAGCTATCTTTACAGAAGCTTGTGAAATGTTTCCAGATATTGTGAAACCCCTAATAGCAACAGAATATGATTGTTATTACGATGATTCTCGCATAGATTTATTTCTAGCTAGAATACAACAATAAAATAAAATATAATAATTACGACCTAAATACCGAGGTTATAACAGCTGTAAGGTAATCATATGATATATGATAATGAATCTAGATAGTGAGGGATTGTTGATATACTGAAAAGTATGACTGAACTTGATGCAGCAGTAATTATTATTTTTAACATTGCGGAGTAGAGAAGTGGTATCTCGCCAGCCTCATAAGCTGGAAATCAGTGGTTCGAATCCACTCTCCGCAACAAATAACATTCCAAAACAATTTCAAAATTATTTCAAACATATGTATTATTAACTTAATTATATATATTATGAAAGAAGAAATTTTGATAAATTTTAATTTGTATTTATTGCGTACTAATCTTTATAATGAAGAAATTTCATTGTTAGATTGTAAAGTAGGATAATTATGCAAATTAATGGAATTCCGTGTTATGTATATGACGTTGAAGTATTTATAAATATATTTCATGTAACAATACTTAATACAGAAAACAATGAACTGTACAAATTCGAAGTATCAGATAGAACAAATCAGATACAAGAATTAGTTAGTTTCTTTTTAAATAATGCAGTATATTTTGTAGGTTATAATAATATTCATTATGATAATCCTATTATAAATTATTGCATTAAGTACTTTAGTACTGGTAAATATGATGCTGAAACTATTTGTAAATCTATATTCAATCTAAGTAGAACTATTACTTCACGTGAAGATAATAATTTACAATTATGGAAAGAATATAAGTATGCAAATAATTTCAAAACATTAGATTTACTAACTATGTTATTCAGCCAAGCTCTTAGGGTTTCACTGAAAGAAATGCAAGTAACAATGCATTTTAAAAATGTAGAAGAATTTGTTACAGATTGGGATAAACCATTATCTCCCGATAGATACGATGATATGATTCTGTATAATATTAATGATGTTATGTCTACTAATGAACTGTTAGATAGATCCAAAAGTTTAATATCATTACGTTTGTCTATTCAAAAAGAATATAATATAAATGTTTTATCGAAAGATGGTGTTGGTATTGGTACTGAGATTTTAAAACAAAAGTATCTACAACTAACTAACAAAACATGGGATGACATTAAAGACTTACGTTCTCCAATGGATTATATTCCACTCAAGGACGTTATACTACCTCAGATTAGTTACACTACACCTATACTACAAAGTCTCTTAGAACGGCTTAAAATGGCTGTAGTGAGCCCTGGTAGAAAAGGATTAGAAGAAACATTCATATTAGATGGTACAAAGATATCTGTTGGTGTTGGTGGTATTCATAGTAAAAATGAACCTGAAATAATAATACCAAAAGATGATGAGCTATTACTAGATACTGATGCTGCATCTCTATATCCATCATTATTGATTGAATATGGATTTGTACCACCACATTTAGGTAAAGAATTCTTACAAGTATATTCCAATATTCGTACAGAGCGTATTGAAGCAAAACATAATGGTAATAAAGATAAGAATGAAACTCTAAAACTAGCACTAAATGCAGTAACTGGTAATTATCAGAATGAGTATTCTTGGCTATATAGCCCATTCGCAGTAATGCAGATTCGAATGAATGGTCAGTTATTATTATTAAAATTAGCAGAAATGTTAATTGCTATTGGTTGTAGAATTATTCAGTATAATACTGATGGTTTATTTCTTACCTGTAAAAAGGATAAGAAAGAAGAGTACGACAAAGTCATAAAAGAATTTGAGCAATTTAGTAGACTTACTATGGAAACTGAAGAGTTTAAAGGCTTATATCAATTAGCAATTAATGATTATTTTGCTGTAACAAAAAATGGTACAATAAAAGAGAAGGGATGTTTCATTACATCGACTAAGCTTGGTAAAGGATTAACTCCTAAGATAATACCAAAAGCTGTAATAAACTTCTTTATAAACGGTACCCCAATAGAAGAAACTATAAAATCCTGTGTAGATATTAGAGATTTTCTAATGTCAGAAAAAACAGGTAAGCAATGGAATGTAGAATACATGAATATGCCGCAACAACGTATTAATCGTTTCTATGCATCTACCAATGGTGGGTACTTATGGAAATGGAAAACTGATAATATTACAAAACAGTACCAAAATATGTTAGCTGCGTCAGGTGTAACTCTACTAAACAAATTAGACAATTTATCTACAGAAAATAGAAATATTAACTATAGATATTACATATATGAGGCTTATAAATTATTAAGAGCCTTGAAACCATTACAACTAAGTTTGTTTTGATTAACTTTATCAGAACAATTTCAAAAATCTTATTTCAAACAAACTCCAAAACCAATCAATATATGATTTTAGAGTTAGAAATAGATTTTATAAAAAAACTAAATATCTCGTTAAATCAATTAATCTTATTAAGTCTTATAAATAGCGGATCAAAATCCAATGTCAAAAACGCTAGTGATGTTCTTAATCTCATACCTAGTAAAGAAATCGAAGACTTAATAAATCGTAATATCGTTATTATTAATAAGGACAATGATAACGTAATTTATAAAATATCAAAAGAAGTAGAAGAAATGTTGGAAAAACAGCAAGCCTCCTACTTTGATGAATTTTATAATACATTTCCAGTTTATGTTTTAAGACCAGATGGTACCAAAGGTTATCTAAAGGCAAATGTAAACAAATGTAGAAAAGAATATAATAAAATTATTGGTAAATCTAAAGCAATGCATGATCACATCATGGACTGTTTGAAATTTGAGTTACAAGATAAAGTAACAACCGGTAAAATGATTTATATGCAAACTATGTGGAAATGGCTCGTTCAACATGGATGGGAATATTACGAGGATCGTGTAAAAGAAGAAACAATAAAAACGGAGGCATATGGAACCACAGTATTCTAATATGCTACAGTTTAAACCTATCGCAGATGCTGTTGATGAATCTATTTTATATATTGAGAGTAGAAAAAATCATACAATCAATCCATTAAAAACAAGATGGACAAAATTCAACAAAGTTTGCGCAGGTGGTATTGAACCGGGTATGGTATTTACCGTAGCTGGTGCTTCAGGCTCAGGAAAATCTTCCTTTGTCAACACGTTAGAAACAGATTTAATTGATTTGAATCCCGGTGAGGATGTTATAGTATTAAGTATAAGTTTTGAAATGCTTAGTTATCGACAGGTAACTAGAAAGATTTCTAATAAACTTAGACGTACTACTACAGAACTATATAGTGGTGAAGAAGACTTATCTGATGATGATTTTCAGAAGGTAAAGAACGTTAGCCAACGTATAAAGAATTATCCCATATATTATGTGGATACTCCTGGTACTGTAGAAGAAATAGAAAGTACTATAAAATATTTTCATAAAAACATCGCTAAAGGAAGATGGCTAATTATTATATTAGACCATGTACTTTTAGTTGAAGGTTTTGATGAAAGAAAAACTATTGTCGATTTACAGAAAATGTTTATACGATGTAAGAAGTTATTTCGTACAAGTATAATACAGATTTCACAGATGAATCGTAACATAGAATCCCCTGAGAGATTCAATAACCCAAGCCTACATTACCCAATGCGTAGTGATTTGGCTGCATCGGATGCTGTTTATCAAGCATCAGATTTTATAATTGTTTTATCAAGACCTGAGTTACAAAATATAATTTCGTACGGGCCTAACCATTTACCTGTACAAGGTAAGGTTTATTTACATTTCTTAAAGATAAGGGATGTTGGTGAACCATGTATACTACAGTTTGATAACAATTTAAAATATGGTGATTTGATTGAAACTGCACCATTAAATAATGAATTAAAAGATTAAGATTATGTTTAAGATATTCGCACAACAAACAAAACAAGTAGATCCGTTGAAAAACTTTATTATCAATGAAATAGCAAAAAGTATTCCTTGGCTAAATGCAGCTAAAGAAGAACGTGAAGAACGTGAAGAAAGAAATGCCTTTGAAGATCTATTAAACCGTGCATTCATTCGCCGAGATATTACAGCTAGTCCTTATGCTGGAATTTTGGCAAAAACCACAGACGATTTGAATGAAATTTTCGAACTACGAAAAATGGCATATTATGCAGATCGTTATGAAAAGAAAAGAAAACAGCAATATCAACCTACATATGACTTTTTACTGGATGGAGTTCCTGTAAAAGTCTACAAAGATCATATTCAGTACGGATATAAAATGATTCCGTATACAGTAAGAGAAACCGTTAGTATTGAAACAATTGTTATAATTATTCGTACTTACCGGTTTTAATTAAAAAATATATCTTTATATACTAACTTTTCAAAATATTTTCAAAATCATTTCAAACAATTGTATATAGAGTGTTAAAAATTAATTTATGTTAACACTTCCTATTAAAAAAAATGAACCTAAGGTTTCTAATCCTAGGTTCCTGGTATTATATGGCAAACCAAAAAGTGGAAAAACCACTTTATTATCTTTTCTAGATCAATGTTTAATTATAGACCTTGAAGGTGGTAGTGAGTTCTTAGAAGCACTATCAGTACAAGCAAGGTCAGTTGCCGACTTAGGTGAGATTGCACAAGCAATTAAAGCTAAGATAGCAGAACTAGGCAAAAAGCCTTATAAACGAATTGCTATAGATAATGCTACACGTTTAGAAGAAATATGTCTTCCTTATGCCGCAACTCTATATAGACAACTACCTACCGCTAAAAAGTGGGAAGGAACAGATGTTCGTACGCTTCCTAATGGAGCTGGATATTTATATCTTAGAGAAGCAGTTAAAAAGGTTATTAATATGTTTAAAGATTTATGTGATCAATTTATTTTAATTGGTCATACTAAGGATAAAATTATTAATAAAGAAGGTGAAGAATTGACAGAAATGGCAATTGATTTAGTAGGTAAACTTGGCGATATCGTCTGCGGAGAAGCAGATGCTGTTGGTTATGTTTATCGAAAGAAAAACCAGACAATAATTTCATTTGAAGGTGGTGATAATTCAATAATCGAAGCCAGAGCAAAACATTTGCGTGGTAAGAAAATTGTTATCGCAGAAAGCAATGATGATAATGACGTAACAGTCGATTGGGATAAAATATATTTACCAGAATAAAAAATTACTATATATGTACAATAAAGAAAGAGCAAAATCCATCGCTAAAGCGAGTGTGATTAATTATATCCCAGCGGGGATAATAGAAAATGTTAAGTTAGTTTCAGCAAAAGTTGATACTTCTATAAATGGTAACGACTTTCTAGAAATTCGTTTTGAGAAAGATGGTGCTATATTCGTTCATACGGAATATAAACCAAATCGTACCGCAAATGATACGGATGAGACCGTTCAGAAAAAAGAAGATAATCAATTTAGTAGGATGATGCAAATTCTATTAGTATTCTATAAAGATGAACAACTCATCTTTAATGGTACTACATTTAAAGAATTTGCGAAAGAAGTTGCAGCATTTTTAAACAATGCGAATAAAGATATTCTCGTTCGTGTGAAGATCGTTTATAACGATAATAACTACACTACACTTCCTAGGTATACTAAATATACCTTTATTGAACCTATGAACTTACCAGAGGGTGAGACAAGTTCAATTGTAGAATTGTCAATTGATAAATTTACAAAGAGTGTTGTAGAAGATAAGGAAGTTACTGTTACAAATCCGCTAGAACCTACTAGTGCGCCAGTTACCGATAATCTTCCATTCTAATTATCATTCTGAGAGAAATAATATAGGTAGGTCTTTATGGCCTACCTTTTTTGTTTAATTATCAAAAAATAAATAATGATATCAAATATAATTAACAAAATCTTTTTTGGTAAAGATGCTGTTAATCTAAAATATGAAGCAGAAAATCTCGGGTTAACATTAACTCGTGAAACTCTTGATATTGATGATGTGTTTTATGGTAGTATTACCACAACCATCAAGGATAATGGCAAGAAGAAAAGATTAAACAATCGCAAAGATCTTTACAAAGTTTCAGCAAAGTTACCAGATAACAAAATAGCTGTTACAGATGCTTTCGGTAATATTTATAAAACTTCAATAAAAACTATTACAATATTTAATTCCCTTAAAGGAAGACATATTGCTCCAGAGATTGAAGATCTTGTAAAACGAATTGAAAATAAGACGAAAGAGTTGGAATATGTAAAGTTCCAGAGACAAATTGAAAGTAAAGGTGTTAATATTTTTGATTTGTCACCAGAGGAAAAAGTTAGTAGACTTGTTGAATCTGGAATGAATAATATTTGGATGGTTGGCCCTGCGGGGTCAGGTAAATCTACAATAGCACGTAAAGTAGCTAATGAAAAAGATTTACCTTATTTGTGTATATCATGTGGTATAGGAACATCAGCAACAGAATTTGTTGGTTATAAGTATCCTAGTAGAGAACCTACTAGATTTGCTGAATTCTATGCTAAACCATCTATAATATTAATTGACGAAATGACAGCGTTGGATCCTGCTGTAGCGCAGGTATTAAATGCAGCGCTGGCCAATGATGAAATTGAGACTACTACTGGCTTAGTTCATCGTCATCCGGAATGTATTATAATTGCGACAAGTAATACATTTGGTACGGGTGCAGACCGTCAATATGTTGCAAACAACCAACTGGATGCGTCCACTATAGACCGCTTTATAGGCAGTATTGTAGAGGTTACGTATTCTGAACTCTATGAGTCTCAGTTTGACACTGAAGTACTTAGTTATTGTTATGCTTTACGTAAAATCATTAAAGATAATGAATTACGTAGAATTGTATCAACCCGTATGATCATTGCTGGTCATAAACTAAAATATAATGGTATACTTGATTGGCGAAAGTTATTAATTGTTCATTGGACAGATAAAGAACAAAAGATAATCAAGGATTCATTACCTCATATTGAGAAAAATATTTTCTTAAAAGATAAGGATAAACCATACAATATCGCAACGGGAGAAACAGCAGATGAATACTTTACCCGTTTAAAACAACTTAATGCAGCATCATAATGGATTACATAAAAGAATATGACAATATAATAGATTTCTATAGGGAGTCTGTTACATTTGATGAAAAAGAAGGTAATCGTTCCAAATTTGATGAAATTATGCGTGAAGATAACTCATGGTTCGCTGGTTTATCTGTAAAGGAAGCTGAGGAATCAAAATATATCTATAAAAAAGGTTTAGATGAATTAAAAGAATTGGATTTAAACACAGTTCTTGGTGGTTCTAGAGCACAATATCGGTGGAATGAATTTGATGGCGATGATTTAGATTATGATAGAATGCTATCAGGATCTCCATGTATGCGCCAACGAATTAAGAAAGCTGGTATTGGTACTGGAAAAATTATAGACCTTTATGTAAATATAGCTGAGAACTGTGGTGTAAGTAGTGATAAAATGTTATTAAAAGCATTTACTGCGGTACAGATTGCTGATTTTTTAGAAACAAATGGTTATCGTGTAGCAATATACGTTATTGAGAACACGCAGTATGCTGGTAGATATAAAGAAAGTGATTGCAATTTATATAGAGTTAGCACATGTATAAAACGAGCTGAAGAACCATTAATAAAAGGAATGCTATTAACATGCATATCCCCTTGGTACTTTAGAATTCACTGTTTTAGACATGAGGCTGCAAAAATTAAATGTAGTTACGGTCTTGGCAGAGCTGCGCCATTAAGATGGAAAGATACAAAAGAAAGAATAACATTAGATACTGGAGAATGTTTAACAAAAGACTCAGTAAAAGAAAAATTAAAAAAGATTGAAAAATTATTTGAAATTGAAAATGAATGATTTCCGTTAGAGGTAGATAAAGCTTAACACACTTTATTGTTAATACTTATATTTTAAAACATGTTGTAATTCAGCCGGTGCAATAGTTAAGTTCTTTTAGAGCTTATCTGTTCTTAATTCAGTCCGCAACAATTAAACTTAATTTTAAAATATATTTAATCGGTTTGAATCCGATAGTTCATTTTTAATAGTTATATTAAGAATAAGTAGATTACAAAATTATTTCATAAATTTGTCAAAATATTGCTTAACTTAGCTAATCTGGAGAGTGTCCCTGTCTGGATTTTTGACTATACTGAAATAGTCATATAATGAAAAAACAAATAGTTCAACAAAACAATAAGTTATAGCGTTTAAGTTCTACTTAAATGCTATAATACTCTTTAGTAGTTCAATTGGATAGAATAACAGATTACGAATCTGTAGGTTGTAGGTTCGAGTCCTACCTAAAGAACTTAAATATTTTTAATATGTATGACAAGAAAAGAATAATTAAGAAAAACATCACATTAGATTGGATACTTTCTAAAGTAAATGTTTATGATATATACGCTCACTATATTGGTGAGTTTAAGGTAGGTCATATATATAAGTCTCCTTTCCGTAAGGATAGGAATCCGTCATTTGGTATTTTTTACTCAAAAAGTAAAAATACGTTATTATTTAAAGATCATGGTACTGGTGAAAGTGGGGATATTATCAAGTTTGTATCATTATATACTGGTATATTGTCATATGATGATATACTCTATAATATAGTAGAACAACTTAATATTAAACCGACTACAAAACTAGATCCATCTAAAGCATATTTACCAGAAGAATCTACTATAATTGGTATTGTAAGACAAAATTTCTCACAGATAGATATCAATTATTGGAATAAATTCAATATATCATTACAAACTTTAAAGAAATATAAAGTTGATAGTATAAAATATTATCTATGTAATGGTATAGTTAAAGGTATATATAAAGATGATAATCCAATGTACGCATACAGAATCTTTAATGCTTTTAAAATATATCGACCATTGGCAGAAAAACATGCTAAATGGAGAACAAATACTTCACAGTATGATATACAAGGTTATGAACAATTACCTAAAAAAGGTGATTTGTTGGTAATCACAAAGAGTTTAAAAGACGTTATGGTATTATATGAAATGGGGATTAGTGCAATTGCACCATCATCTGAATCATCTTTTATACCAGATACTGTGTTAAATGATCTTTTAAAGCGTTTTAAGCGAGTTTTAATACTATTCGATAGAGATGTTACTGGAGTGCAGCAAAGTCGCAAAATAAGCCTTAAAACAGGCTTAGAATCGATTTTAGTACCCAAACGACTTAAAGCTAAAGATATTTCTGATGCTGTTGCATTAAATGGCTTTGAAACTACTAAAAATGAGATGCTTAAAATAATAACAAAACAATATGATAAGTAAAAATAAGAAAGTAAAGAATGCTACAGTTAATATGTACGAAGGGATAAAGTTTAGGAGTAAACTTGAAACATATACCTACATAAAACTGCAACAAGCTGGTATATAGAATGTTGAATATGAAAAAAATAAGTATGAACTTTTACCGAAATTCTAGTTTAATGGTGAAAACATTCGTTCAATGACTTATACACCAGATTTTGTTATAAATGGTAACATCATAATAGAATGTAAGGGTATGCAAAACGATGCCTTTCCTTTAAGATGGAAACTATTTAAGTATTATTTATATTCAAATAAGTTGAACTATACACTTTATTTAGTTCACAACCAAAAAGAGGTCAATCAAATGATTGATCAATTAATAACAAAAAAATAACAAAAGTATGTCTAAAGCTAAATTTATAAAAACCAGTGATGGTATACGTGTAAAACCAGAAGGTCTTGATTATGATCTAATTCCCAGTAAAGTCTATGATTTGAATTGGGATCGATATAGGGAAACGTATATATTTACTGAAAACGGTGAACTAAACCTACCGAAAAAAGTATACGAATTGAAAAAAGATAAAATCTTTAAAAAACGTGTACTGACATATTTTGAAAATGCATCTACTCAGACAACAGGTATAATGCTTGCCGGTACAAAAGGTACTGGTAAAACTGTCCTTGCTAAAGTGTTAGCATATGAGAGTAAACTACCTATTATTGTAGTGTCGTCGAGTTTCCCAGCATCAAAATTAAATTCTTTCTTTAAAGAGTTTAATGAACCAGTATGTGTTATCTTTGATGAAGTTGAAAAGAATTGGAATACCAATCAGATGCTTGAGTTCTTAGATGGCGTACAAGCAACATCTAAAAAATTAGTAATCATGACATGTAATGAGTTACGTCATGTGTCTGAATACATGCAAGATCGTTGTTCTCGTATACGTTATTTACGTACTTATACCCCTAGTGATAATATTGAGCTTATTGCTAGTATTGTAACTGATATGGGTATTCGTGATGCTGTTAAGGTATCAGAGTTCGTAATTAAGAATATCAAGTTATTATCTATTGATAATGTTATTTCATTCTTGAATGAAGTAAAATTATTTGAAGATGATGCTGATCTTACATTGGAAGATCTTATTGATATCATGAATATTAGTACTAGACTAAAGAAAGAAGAAAAAACTGATACTGAGCGTCTTGCAGCGGCAATTTCTGATATTACTGGTAAACCTTATAAAAAAGCATTATCTGAAATGGGTACAATTATGGGTAATAAACAGGAAGAAACTTTTGATAGTAACCCAGATATCTATGAAAGTGATGATGAAGGTAGCGATGATGATGGAGATTATGAAGAGTGGTCTGATGATGAGTAAATAATTAAAGGGGTTAGTAATAACCCCTTAATTTTTTAAAAAACTATGAAAATAACAGCAATTAGTGATATACATGGCGCTATATCACAGATAGATATTAAACCATGTGATGTACTATGTATATGTGGAGATGTTATTAATTTGAATGATCAACGCAACTTAGAAACATCTCGTAAATGGTGGACTACACGATTTGTTGAATGGGTTAATGGATTACCTTGTGATAAAGTATTTGTAATACCAGGTAATCATGATTTTCTTATTGAGCATTTATATAATCACAATGATCCGTTTAAGGAGTATGACGTATTCAAAGCTGAGTTAGCTAAATTAACAAATAATAAATTAATATTGTTAGTTAATGAATCTTATACATACAAAGATTTTAAATTCTACGGTACACCATATATCAATAAAATTGGTTATGGTATAAGTAAATGGGCATTTGAAGATTCTGGATATGATTCTCCAACGTTTACTAGTCAGTGTATAGAATGGTTTAAGGATATTCCTAATGATGTTGATATTTTATTATCACATGATTCACCAACATACAATGAATACCTAAATGATCGTTGCAAAGAGCTTAACTTTAAAGCTCATTTTTATGGTCATTGGCATGGTGGTCCAAGTAGAGTTGATAAAAAACAATATAATTGTTCTTATTTAAATGATAATTACAATGTTGAAAATAAGTGTATTACTATCGAAATTGAAAAAGAAAAAGATATGCTACATACAAAAAGTGATGTGATTTCTGAAATTTATGATGAATTGAAATCACAAGAAGGTTTATTATATAAAGAAGAAATATTACAATGGTTGGATGTTAAATATTTAGAATCACTTACACAAGATGATGATGGATATGAAGTAGACAATACCATTGATGAAGATGAGTACGTGACAGTACCGTATAATTACGATGATGATGAAATAGATTAATATGGATATAAGTATACCGTATTATGAAGATATGTCTCGTATAAGTAATTCTAATATAGGACAATACTTAAAACGAGGACCAATGTATTTACGAAATATGTTGGATGGAAAAGAAGAAGGTTTGAGTGCTAAATTTCTTGAAAAAGGAACAATGATTCATATGTATCTACTTCAACCAGATGAGTTCTGGAAGAATTATATAATATTGGATTTTACAGTACCAAAATCTAAACAACAGAAAGATGCATTAGATTATTATAGTAAAGCTATTATTAGAGACCCATTTGGTTCACAAGATGAATTAAAATTAGAAGCATATAAAAGTGCGTATAGTAATAGTAAAAGTAATGATAAGTGCTTAGAAGAGATGAATAGTTTTATTGATACTTATCAAGAATACTTAAAATATCTCACTGAAACTGAAAATAATAAAGCAGTAATATCATTTTCTGATTTAAATATGTTAAAGACAATTAAGTCTAATATTGAAAATCATAAAATGGCATCTATATTGCTTACAGATACAAACACTTGCGAGTGTCACAACGAATTTCATATCAACTGGGAAGTTGATAAAGAAGATATTAAAGTACATTGCAAATCATTATTGGATAGAGTTATATTCGATCATGAAAATAAAGTTGTTACTTTGATTGACTTAAAGACTACAATGAATGTTTATGATTTTGCTCATTCTGTTGAAGAATTTGATTATTATAGGCAAGTAGCTTATTATTTATTAGCTTTAACATGGTATATGATAAATGTACTTAAAGTTAACCCAGATGAATATGATTTTAAAGCATATATTATAGCTATACAAAACAATGGTAGTTATGAAGTACGTGTATTTGATATGAATGATGAACAAAAATTACTTGATCGCAAAAGAGTAATTACAGAAGTATTACAAAGAATTTCATACCATCAACAGACAGGTGATTGGGAACATACACCAGATTATTATAAAAATGATGGAATCGAATCCTTATACGACATTGGATTATCTTATTCTTCCGCTACTTGATGAAAATATTAGTTATGCTGATATTTCAAAAGAAAGTGGATTTATAAAGATGTATACTACAGATAAAAATTATCCACAAACAGAACATTGTTTCATGCTTATGTACGATAGTTCTGTAAACACAAAAGAATCTTTAGCAAGATTCTGTAAGTTTGCAACTTTACCGACAATAAAGTATACACGTAGTATAAAAATAGAAGATAAACATTATACGGTTTATACTTTTATTAAGAATCCAAAGTATAGAATACATATAAATAATATTCTTCGAGGTAATATCTCTAGTTCAATAGATTATGTGAATAGATATCTTAATTTCTGGAAAGACACGCCATGGTTGCCAGAAGTAGTTAGCGCTTTAATGTATCTATCACCAATACCTATTGAAACTAGGGAATTACCAGAAGAAGACTATTATCCAGATATCATTGAAATGAATGATATTAAATTAAAAAACCAGTTAGTTGTTTAAGCTAACTGGTTATTTTTTTATATTGATATAAGTCTATTGAGCAATAATATAGACAATTAGAATGCTAACTGGTTATCCAGATATTTTCGTTTTGCTTTTGGATCTGATGCTTCAATTACATTCTTAAACGGTGTTACCTTTATAAAGTTTCTCAATAACTTAGGCATACCTTTATATGCACCAGTTGATATTTCTTTGAAAGGGCTACTGTTATCACTAAAGTAGTTTGGTATCCATATTAACTTCAACATCTCAGCGGCATTTGTAATTGAAGAGAATGCAGCCGATGGTGAATTTAATAAAGCAGTTAATTCCAAAGGTTGGTATAATGTTCTAAATTCAAATGCAGTACGCATTGCAATATAAGTTAATGCTTCAAGTGCCCAATCATCATCTGTATCATCCGCTAATGGCACTAATAATAACGATACAAGTAATGATACACCCAATATTGTACCTAATTCAGTAATTACTTTACGTACAGCGTATTGTTCATAATCTTGCATATTATGATAATTCTGTATCATATTATGTATCACATTTAATCCACCGTCAGAAAATGCACCATTAAATAACTTTGGTATTGATCTATATATACCCTCTTCTACTACACCAGTGTTATAATTAAATTGAGTCTTTTTGAATCTATCTTGTAAACCAACAATCATAAAGTTACGGTGCATTACTAAGAACTAAGCGTAAGCATTAGCATGAATTGCAGCTCTATCTGTATCATTAATATTACCATCAATTCTAGCAGCAATAGTTTGTATCTTATTCTTAACCATATTAGTTAAATTTGCAGTAACATACTATCGATATTCGTCTTTAACTTTATATGTATTCTTATCCTATTCGTATACATCATATAATGTTACATCAAATTCATCAAATTTAGCCCTACCTGTCTACGGAGCATCCGTATAGTATTTACTTACATAATCCTCACGAGTCATGAATTGTTTTGAACCATCTGGAGTAGTAACTAATCTATAGCTATGATACACAGCACCTAATATAGTACTCTTTACAGCAAAGTCACCAGCAGTATAACCATTATACCAAAAATGTTGATTTATTGCTCTTAAAACAGGACTCTAATCCAAATTACTAAATGTTTCTGCATTAGACCTAGCAACTTGATTTAACTGACACATAAACATTAATTTAGTAGTATCATTTGGATTACCAAGGTTTGCCATAATTTTAGGTAATGAATTATAGTAATTCTTTTCTGCCCATGCAAAATCTTGTTTATTGAAATACCTACCTAGTGTAGATTCCATTACAGTATATCCTTTACCTGTAATAGCATTAGTTGCCATAGCCCACATATTAAATGCTAAGTTAATCGTACCAGCTACACCGTATATTTTTGATAATGCTTTAGTAATATTGATCTTCTTACCGAGTATCGTAGCTTCTACTTGATTTTTACGCTTACCATATAAATGCATATCCAGTAATGATTCTGCTTTCTTAAATACATTTAATGTACCAGCTGCTTTGAATTTATTATCTTTATTGTATTCCAATTGAGACATTCTATCCAATAACATTTCAAGATCATCTTTAACTTTAGACATCTGTTTATAATTCTCAGCCATATTGAAGAATTCTATTACAGAACCAACAGTATCTGCGGAAATCATACTTGGATTATCTAGTGGTTTTAAATACTTAGTTGGTATTAACTTAATCAATGAACCATCGGGACGTCTATCAAATGTAGGTACATAATCTTTATCATCATCCTTAATAGTAAATTCATCTTTTACCATATAACCCAATCCTTTGAATATATTACTTTCTCTACCAACCATCTGCATTGTTCTAGCAGTCATTTGTGGTAATCTATATTTATTAGAATGTGTTAGGAATGATAACTTACTTAAAGATCTATCCATACTATCAATCAAAGCATTATATAATGCAAATGCTTCTTTGTTATTCTTAATCTTATTAAATGCATCACTGTTATCATATAATGCTTTCTTTGGCTATATGGCTTCTTCGCTATTTGGTTCATAATCTTTATTAATCCAATTTGAATTACTTAAATCTGGTTCAGACCATTTACTACTTGGTTGATATTCTATATGAGCCATATTAACTGGTTGTATATATGTCCATACTGAAACTGGGTGCATCTTACCACGTCTATCCTCATAATGATTAGCCTCATACCAATCCGTGAATATACTTGGGTCATTTTTATCTTGTGCTTCTTGTTGTTTCTGTTGATATACTTTGAAGTATTCTTTAGTATTTACTATCTTGGCTACATCGTTGAATGTTACAGAATCATCATCAACTTTAACGTATTGACGTAAATTAGCTATTTTTATATCTAATTCTCTAAGCATCTATATTTCATCTTCATTGAGTTTTGTAACATCAATTTCTAATGAATTTCTTTTACGATATAACTTGTGTAATTCTCTACGTCTACCTACCAATTCATCATGTAGTTCCTAGTCTTCTTTAGTGGCAAATGTAGGAGCTTGTAGTTTATCTAATAACTACCAAAATTCATCAGTGTACACCTAAACAACATTACGTGATACCCATTTCTTAAACTCTGGGGAATCTTCACCGTATTTCTTAATTATGGCATTACGTGCCTTATTGAACTTATCATAATCAGTTTTATACTTAACATTTTCATTTACTAATTCATTGAATTCTCTAAGTTCTAAAGCTATATCTAAATCTTCACCAGTCTTACGTGAACCATCGAAATTATAGAAATTACTTAAGTTTTTACGCTCTGCATATAATCTATCTAATTCATCTAGTTGAGAATCACTTAGTAAATCTTCACGAGCTATACCATCTACTGTAATTACATTTAATATCTGATTAATTCTTTTCTATATATTTGATTGTGCTTCTATTGTAGCCTATGATAATATACGATTCTTATGTTCATAGTATTCTGGTACATATCTACGGTCAGCATGTTTAGCATACCATTTATTTAAATCCTTAGTATATCTCCTTAATTCTACAGTATCTTCCGGTAATATATATTTACCATCACTACCTTTCTCCAGATTATGTTTCTATGCAAGTCTTTCTAATTCTTTACTAAGCGCATCATGGAACATACCATAATTTCTATCTCTTACAAAATAACCGGTACGTTTACCATCTTTACTGAATTCCTATAATGCCGACATTATATCGCTGCCATATGATTTCTTAGCCTCGTTTAACAATGCTATTATATTTTTACCTTCATATAACGTCTCCATATCTGTTACATTCTTTTGATTACGTATAATATTTTCCATTATACGTATCATTTCATTATTTGTAGATGAACTTAATCCTACAAAATAACCTAAGAATGATATATCATTTGATGGATTATCTAGCCATTCTACTAAATCATTAACAAATGGTGAACCAGCATCAGTAGCATACTTTATTACAAATTCTTTAGTTTTAGTTTCAAGTATTAGATTATACTTATTATTCAATGTTTCTAATGTAAGTAATAGATTATCTACTGTAGATTTAAACTCTTCTGCTTCTGGTATATCATTTAATAATTCAGT